CCATATTTATTTCATACGATTTTCCGGAAATTGACGCTTTATAAGCTTCGAATAATTCTGATTTTAATTCTGTTGCTTGTTCGAGTGTGAGATTCATTTAAATTTTGAGGAAAGACCGCCTCTTTTTTTCGATTTTATATTATTTTTAACATTCGTTTTTTTTGTCAATGAATTTTCTAACCGATCCCAGGATAATTCAGAATACGAATCCATTCCAAGGGAGGAAGCGCAGGCCCTGGCAAGAACTCTGCAATCAAGCGCCTCATTTCTTTCACGTATTTTTTCATATCTTATAATATATCCGTTAGATGTTTTCACAGTTTTTTGCTGTTCTGCTGTCATCATTTTAAAAAATTCCTCCTCATAATCAAATGGAAAATGACAGAATCCATCTGGATTGATATCTCCTTTTTTTGGTGATTCAAGCTT